TTTAAAAATCTTAGTACCTTACCACTTGTACCTGTGAAGTCGGAATCACCACCTGCAACTTTAGGATCTCTTATTAAGGCAACTTGTCGAAAATCTTGATTAGTTAAGAAGTTACTATCTTCAATTCCTGCAGGCTTAGTGTTAAACATTAGTGATGTTGACTTTAAGTCAACTCGAGGATCATTACCCATACCACTATCAGGACCTATTATAGTTCTCGCGGCTGCGCCTGTGCCTCCGCCTCCATTAAATGCTACACTGGCAAAATTATAACCTTGTCCCATAGCTATAGTACTATCTGTACTTGAATCTAATTCTATCTTAACAACTGCTCCACCACTTACAAATGCAGTTGCAGTGGCTCTAACTCCATCACCATTTATTGTCACTGTTGGTGCGCTTGTATAACCAGTACCACCGGCTGTTATCGCAACAGCGGTTATCTGCCCAGGCACAGACGCGTCTTGAACTAATAATTGTTCAGATTCAAGTAATGTATGCGCTCTTCCTAAAGTTGCTGAATCAAGTATTTGTTCAATTGGTATAAAGTTTGCAGATAAAAACTTACTTGATTTGGCTCCACCTAGAGTGTACATAAATTTCCATACGTAACCGTCACTGTTTTTAAATGGCCTTAGTGCTTCAGTCGCATCTGTAGGTTTAGTTGGTTTTACGGTCGAAGTATTAATTGATCCGGTATTGGACCTTCCTTGCTGTAAACATATAAAAACCTGATTATCTTCAGTAAAGACATAATAACTATTATTAGGTATCTCAGTAAAGTCATCATCATATGCTTGATATATTGCTCCTGATGTCCAATTATATCTTGGTATAACAAATGAAAGATCAGATGCGGTTTTTATTGATTGTAATCCTGCTCTTAAGTTTCTTACACTTCTAGGAGAGTTTGTTGGAGTCGGAACAGTTTCACTGCTATCCCATTGCTCAGACCTACCTATACCTATATAATACCTGTGAGTAGAAGAAGAGTCAGGAAAGAATAACTCTTGAAAAACTGTTTGAGCAAACTGTTGTTTAAATTTATCTGTAATAATTGCAGCCATGTTTTATTCCTTTATGCTACCGTTACTTCGCCTTGGTTACCAGTAATGTACCAAGCTGATCCTTCCCAAATTAATGTAACCGCATCATGTTGTGCTAAAGCAATAGTATTACTTGCTCCATCATGATTAAAGTTAGCAGGAGTGATTGTAGTAACGCCAGCTTCTTTATTAATAAAAATTTTATATTCTCCCGGTGTGGTCCCATCTGGTAAACTAACCGCTAATGCACTGTTTGAACCACAAACTATTACTGTTGCTCCAGAAGGAGCAGCACCTGCAGAACTTATAGTCGCAGTTGTTAATGCTAATTTTGCAACCTCGACTGAGCCTGTACCCTTACCTTCAAGTTTAAGATTAACATTAGTGTCACCACCTGTTGCAGATATAGTAGGTTTGTTGCCAGTAGAATTATTTGATACAGTAATTTCATTAACAGCACTTCCAACAGATGTAATCTTTATTACTTCAGATCCAGCAGTATCATTAATTGCAGTACCAATTTTTGGTGATGTTAATGTCTTATTGGTTAAAGTTTGAGTTGCTGAAATAAGTGTAATTGTATCACTATCACTTATGACAGGCAAATTAATATTATGATTTGAATCTAGCTCGCCAGGGACTAATGTATATGTATGATTTGAACTTGTATCATTTATTTTAGGTGTAGTTAAAACTGGTGATGTTAACGTCTTATTTGTTAAAGTATCAGTTGTATCTTTCAAGACAATTATTCCAGTAGCATCAGGTAATTGAACAGTTTTATCAACACTTGTTGGATTTGCTGCCATTAACTTTGTTTCAAAGGCATCAGTACTCGTACCTTCAAATATAATTGCTCCAGTTCCACCAGAATCTTTTATTATAGTTAAAGAGCTTAACGTGGTACTGTCACCACCAAACTGTGTATATAGCTCTCTAAAATTAGAATTGATCTTAGTTCCTGCAGACCTAAGTGTATCTCCAGTGCCATCATTTGCTGAAGAACCTATATTAATATCTTGTCTTGTCATGTTATTTCCTAATTAATAGTGTTATTTATACTAGAAAGCCGAATCAGTTATTTGTCTTGTAAATAAATCATTATCCATTGTCTCTAATATAATTGAGAAGTCTGGAGTTGCATTTTCATCGCTATCTCTTATGCTACTATCATCAAATGTAAATGAGTTTGGAGTAATAACTTGCCTAATAGTATGATAAGTTTTATTTAATTGATCAAGTGTAATCGTACCGTAATCAGAAACAAGCTCATTAAGATTAGATTGTCTTACCGTACCACCATCAGATTCAACTAAGCTCGTAGGTTGAGTAAATAATGTTAACATCGGATTAACTGCCTGCGAGATAACGGTGGTATCTGCACTATCAGCTATTGAAAGGGGTGCTGTTATTGGATTCAATGCTTCAGCATCTGATATCACTTGACCTGCATAGTAAAACCCCGCTGGATGTGCATACTTTTTATATAACTCATTCCAGTTATTTACTGATATTCCTGTCTTTATTAGTAAACCAAATGTTTGAAACAACTCATTATTTTGAATAAACTTTAAAGACTCAACTCCAATTTGACTTGCTGAATCTCCTATAGTAAATATCGATTCTTTACCATATTCAACTTCAGCTTTTTGTTGAAAGAATAATCTAAAAAATTCTTCCATGCCAAACCTACTACCTTTTAGCTTAGTTAGTTCAGCTAATCGAGTTGCTGCATATCTTGCATCAGAAAATATATCTCCTGATTTAAGACCACCACTTATTTCAGTTATTAAGTTGTCAAGACGATCTTGAGGTGTTTCTCTAATATCTTTTGTTGCAAAAATACTACGGTTATCATCTCCAAATGCGTGTGTTCCACCGGATGAGTCTAAAAAATCATAGTATTTTTCCAAAAATGTTACTAATGTTGGAAATTCAGAAGTATAATATTCTGGTAAAGCTTCTCTTACTTTTCTAACATTAAAATTTTTTAATCTTCTTTTACTGTGATAGTCAATTGTCATTTATATACTTACCGATGTATTTTGGTGATCCAGTATCGCTCGTGATGATGATAGTGATGTATCAATATCTATAACATAATTTCTTAATGGTCTTATTGTACTTTGATTTGCTGGAGTTACTGTAAGTGTTATGGCACTTCCCTCAATTGCCGTAGGTTTAAATCCTACTAAATCAACCGTTCCACCAGTATTACTATATGACCCAACATTATCTACTTCGATTGTACCATCAACCGATACAACTTGTAATTTTGAGCTACTAGCTTTATTTCTTATACTACATGTTTGAGAATTAAATGTAAATTGTGTAGATGAAACTGATAATATAATAGGATCAGGCTCTGCAATAGGTACAGGAAAATTAATTTTGTAAGATTGTGTGCTGTTTAAGAGAGGAACAAAGCTCTGTTTCATTTTAATGTCCATCTTTGAGTTTAGTATAGCAGAATCAATAGCATCTATAATAGTTAAAAGATTTGATCTTCTAAAAACTTTATCAAATTTACCTAAGTTAGCATTAAAATAATTATTAATTGTTGTTTGAACTAAGTTTTGAATTGCTTGTGCTGTGGCATTTGTTAAATCAGGATCTAAGTTAAACGTGGTTTGTACTTCTAATAAAGTTTCAATAGGATCAACAAATTCTGTTAGAATAGACATAACAGCCATGTTTTCTGTAAGTTCTGTTACAATGTCATCTTTAACAGTTTGCTGTACTGTTGTGTTAATATTATCTTTGAACTTTAATCCTACATATACTTGACCATAAATTGGTGGTACTGAATCTGCACCTCCATAAGCAGTTACATCATCTAAGTATGCTCCATAATTTGATAAAATTTGTCCTTTATAATCTTCGGCTGTTACAAGTCTTCTTTGTGATATAAAAGATATAGGAGCATTTTGTCTTATTGATTCTATATTTTCTTTATAAGCTCCGCCAGATGATGCAGTTGACGTAGTAGTGGCAATGTTATACTCAACACTATTTACAGTAAACGTAGCAGTAGGAGTAAATGTAGAAGCACCATTTGCTACTGTCCCAACAGTTGATAAGTAATCAATAACTATTTTATTTCCGGCGACCGGCGTTTTACCTGTAGCAATTCCATTTCCAAACAAAATTTCATAGTAACCATTTGGTACTTCTTTTATTTGATAAAAAGTACTGTCATCAGTAATTCTTATTGCTTTTTTAATGTTTGTATAAGTATCAAATAATGCTGAAGAAGCAGTGTTAAATACTCTAACTCTAATTGTATTAAGATCCATTGTAATATCAGGTATTACAAAAATTTGAGTATCAGTGGTGTCACCAACAAAGAACGTCTTTGTTTTTTCTGTTCCTTCAAAAACCGGAATATCATCGCCATCTGTGGTATTTAAAAATTGATAAAATCCTGTACCACTATCAACTGCAGTAAAGTTTTCTCTTGTTTGAAAAGTATAACTTACGCCGGCAACAGATGTTGTAAACTGAGTATTTCTCGGTAAAGTAAGCGTAGTTGGCCTATCACTTGCTGATATTTGAACAGATAAACTCAATTCAGCCTGCGATGATGTATAAGACTTAGGTGCATATCCTAAACCTTCAGCTAATGACACAACTGAGCTTCTTAATTGAGCGGTGTTTATAAAAGATTCATTTAACGCAAAGTTAGATGTAAGTCCGGTAAAGTGAGTATTGTATGCTAATACATCAAGTATATTACTTAGTCCTGAAGCTTCAAAGTCATAGTCAGCGAATTCAGATTGCTGTTTTAAATAATCTTTTAGTCTTGCCTTGATGGTGTCAAAATCAAGTTGAGTTGATTTAATGATTGTTGTCATCTATCTTAACCTTGTTAAATTAATGTTAGTAGTAACTACTTGGCTAGTGTTGAGCACTTTAAATGTTACACTAACTTTTATTTCGTGTGAGTCATCTCTTAAATTGCTTGTAATATTAAGTACTTCAGCTCTTGGCTCAAAAGTTTCTATTGACTCAATAATTTGTTCTTTTAACTCATCATCATCTACATCTGTGTTTAAGGCGAAAAGTAGTGAATTTAAATTTCCTCCAAATCTTGGCTGAAAAGGTTTCTCGCTAAAGTTAGTTAATAATAAATTTTTAACCGATTGCCTAACTGCGGCAGCATTCTCTTTCTTAAATACATCACCTGCAGCATTCTTAGTAAAAGTTAAGTCAATATCTTGATAAGACTTGTTTACACCTGATATAATAGTCTTACTTGCTATATTTCCATCTTCAATTGAAAAAGATCTAATTGGCATACTAATTTCCTTTAACTGTATTTATAACAGTTATGTGCTTTCATTCACATTTGTTGTAGGTAATACTTCTAATAGCTCACCGTTAAGTTGGTTTATATTGTTATATCGAGTTTCTATCTTATTATTGTAAGTAACTGACCATGGAGGTATTACTTCAGGCATTACTAATATTATCTGCGCATTTAAAGTATTATCAGGATTATAATTATCATAATCTAAAATCAACCTATCAAAGTTTAAGTTATCTTTCCAATAAATGGCTAAATTAAATGTTTTCTCTACAGCGATATTACCTTTAAAATCTATAAGTTCATATACCACTGCTCTACCTTTAGACATTAAATAATTTATTCCATCACTAACATCAAGATCTTCTGTACTTTCGGGTCTATATAATCCTTCTACAACTTGTAATCTAAAATCTTTGAACTCACTAGTAACTTCAACTCCATTAATAGTTTTCATTGCATTGGCTTGTAATGAATACTGCTTAGCTAAAATTAATTTTTCACTTTCTTCTAATATATGAGTTAGAGTAACAGGATCACCTATTCCACCTAAGAATGTACCAACAGTTATCCCTGGAGCTAGCTTAGTTTTATTAGTTATAAACTCTTGAAATACTGGATTATATTTTCCATCTATATAAAAATCTGTTTTAACTAAACTCATGTTATAACTCTACTAGGATTTGTTGATTTGCCAATAGGATCTGATCCTCTTCTTGGTGATTTTTTTTCACCTACTATTCTTCCGGTTGATAACGGCGAAAGCCGCATACCGAAAGCTGAGATTGTACCATCTTTTAATAATGCAGATATAAAGGTTTCATTATTTAAATTATTAGGATCTCTTAACTTCGATCTTGCCTGTCTTGTATTTAAATCAACTTTTGAAACTCCACCATAATGAACTAATCTATTTAATGCATTAAACATATTATTATACTCATCAATAAAAACTTTTGTAATTGCAACTCCTGACTTTGCAAGAGCATCATTTAATATATCAGTAGTTGGTCCACCTACAACTGTATCAGAGTCTGCCGCTACTGTAGTATTATTCACATTTGTACCGGGAGATCCGGCTGATCCTACAGGAGCTTGTCCTGCAGTTGTCGCAAAATCTGCTTGATTAGCATTATCAGCTTTACCAGTTAAATCACCATGAAATGTTGTTGCATACATTGCTGTAGCATGAACTGATGTTGAGTTAACTCTTGGTATATGTGCTGTGTGGCCATAAGAAACTATATTATTACCGCCTATGGTTCCACTATCTCCTAATACTGCAAGAGATGATGCTGAAATATTTGTGCTTAGCGCTGAAACTGTTACTTCATTTTCTGCTGTCATCTTTAAGCTATTACCTACCGCATAGTTATGATTTGATTTTACGTATTCTTCAAATGAGCCTTTAGTTAAATTTGTTCTATCACCATGAATTAAAGATGTTAACGCTCCACCGATCATTTCTTTTTTGTTACCTATTACTTGGTTTTCTACATCGCCGGCAACATCTTGTATAAATCCCCTTGTAACATTTTGCTCCATATCACCTTTAACTGTAACATTATAATCACCACCAACTTCGAGATCAAAATCACCAGCAACTTTCATCTTTAAGTTACCATTATATTGTAGTTCGCCATCACCATCAACAATTACTTTTTCATCACATGCTGTTACACGAAGTGTATTTTTAGTTGATCCATATATTACCGTACCATCTGCGCGCATCTCCACGCCTGATCCGGATGTATGTCTAATCATCACACGTTCTGCACCCGGTGTATCATCATACTCTACTATATGACCAGACGCTGTCTCTTTTACTTGATTATTAGGATATAATGAGACAGGTTCATCGCCTAAGTCAAAGTCTATATCAGCAACTGAACCACCTAGCTCAACATTTACTCGTTTAGTTCCTCGAGCAATTTCATTTACTGAAGATCTTCTTTCATATTCGGTTTTAGGAAATATACCATTAGGATCAGAAAATCCATCTCTTTTATCTTTTAAAGACTCAGCTTTTCCCGGTGGTAAACTAAAATTTGGGCCAAACGGCATACTTATCTCCTAAAATATATTCTTTAATTTTTCTAATGCAACTTTTGAATTCGGCACTTTAAAATCTTTTAAGTTTTTATCTACTAGTGAAATACTTTTATTTAAGCCACCTTGTAATTCTGTTATTTTACTATCACCTTTAATTTTTAATCCTGATCCTTTTGCTTTCGTAAATGCTGCATTTATTTCTTCTGAGATACCTTTCTTATTAATGGATATTTCTTCTATAGCTGCATTTATTGATTTTTCGCTTTCTTCAAAATTTACAGGCTCTATTTTTCCTGTTTCAACATTTATTCTTTCAAAGTCAGTTACCAATTTTGTAGTACTTATTCTTTTACTAAGTGTTGAAGCTGAGGTGGTGCTCTTAGCTAAATTCTTTGGTACTATATAAGCAAGTTTCTTTCTATTCAATCCAACTCCACCATCTTCAAAATTATCTATACTGTTTGTTTTTCCAAACTTATCTCGTAGTGCTTTAATGTCAATTCCGGGGCCGGTGTTTCCGTCTTTAAGTTCACTTTCTGCTTCAACATTCAATCCTGACATTTTACTATAAGCATGCTTTAGTAAAGTATTCAAGCTTTCAACTTGCTTTGTATTAGGTGGATTTTCCTCATTTGCAACTATTGTAACTTCAATTCCTGTTAGGTCATATGTACAAGTTTCAAAATTTCTAACTTCATCAATTGGTCTTCCTCTTTGAATGCGGCCGTCAGTAAGTATAATATAATGAGGTTGTATGCCATATAGCTTTGTGTTTTGTGCACTTGTAAGATGAGCTAAGGCATCTTTTGAATTACCTTTTATTTTAAGTTGAGTTTCTATATCACTCAACTTAGTAAGTGTGTGTATCTCTTCTGCATTAACTTTTTCAGATGGACCATAAAACTTATTTGTCCATCCTATTACAATAACAAGAACGGAATTTAATTCATTTTCAGCTTTAATTCTAGAACTATTTGCAAATTCGTTTTCTAACTCATCAACTGATTCAAGAAATTCAAACTTATAAGTTCCAATAGTCGAGTAACCATTAAATAACGAGTTTGCTTTACTCAAATTTAATACTCCAGAAATACCTACTTCAGGTGTTTTAGAACCTTTACTAATAAATTTCTCAGTATTAGTGTTAAAATCTATCTTACCAGTTAATTTATCAAGTCCCGGAAGAATAGGTGGTAAATTTACTCCTTTAGGTAATGACGTTCCTTGTGGCACATTTGGTATAGTTACAGGAATAGGGCCACCAGTTTTTACCTTTATATTTTTAACTGCAGCACAAACATTTGCAAACACATTCGCAAATGATCTTCCACCTTGAGGTACTAAACCATCAAGATTAACTGATATTGCAGCTTCTTGTACATCTTTCTGCTTACTTTTTATTTCTGCTCGAGTTTCTTTAATTACTTTACTATCAAGTGTAACACCATTATCGGCATCATCAAGTGATGTATCAGCCTGCTCTAAAACTTTAGCTGACAGATCTGGAGGAAGTACTCCTTTACAGGCGGCTTTAATTTTATCACTAGAAGCTCCTGTATGAACTTTAAATAAATTTAAAATTGAATTAGCACTAGGTTGATCAAACACTTTTTTATTAAGTATCGGACTTGACGTAATAGTACTTGATTTATAAAGAGAAGAAAGTTCTGTAGTCTTAGTTGAAGTTACATCGGCTGATCCATCTACCGCACCTTGTTGCAACTCTCCTATCATAGGTCTTTTGGTAAAATCTTTTGTAGGCTTAGCAGAGCTAGTAAGAGATTTAATTCCTCCACTAATTTGACCTACACTACTTAATGAAGAAAAGTTTCCAATTAAGTTTTGAAGTTTTGATGTTTCAACTGTACCATTAAACTTATTAGTTAGATTTCCTATAATTTTTTGTCTGGCTTTTACTTCATGTTCAGGTGCTCTAGCTAAGTACTCTGCTTCAGTTTCAACTCTTTTTTCATAAGTTACTTTTATTAAGGTACGCTTCGTATCTAAAGTAATTACTCCTCCATGATCTGTATACTCATTTTTAGAAAGCTTAACTCCAGCATTAGGTGAAGTTTCCCAAAGCCTTTCTTGCCTTTGCCCTTTAGCAACTCTTACCTCTGTAATACGAGTAAATAATACGTCAGGGCCCATAGTAAAAACAAAACCATCAAAAGTACTGCCTCCATTGCGCTTATTCGGTGTTTGTGGTGTTCTACTTGCTTTTAATTTTATATAATCCGTTGCCATATTTTACTAAACCTCTATTGAGCCGGGTCCATATTTTGAATACATTTCTCTAGCAAAGCTTATCCTATCATCAGTAGTTCCTGCAGCTGGCCTTTCAAATCTTTCTTCAAACTCTTTTGACGCCTCTTCCACTGAAATTGCTTTTCTTACTGAATTTAATCCAAGATATGAATAATTTTCAAGTTCATATACTATATATTTAAGTTGTGGATATAACAATGTCCAATTCAATCCTTGGCTTGTCGCCCACTGTTGAAACTTTTGAAGCCTGTTACCAGCAGCATCTGCTGGATTCCATTGAGCTATTCCTCTTGAACCTTCTGGTATGTTAAAAGCCGAAGGATCGATAATACCACCTTTATTAGATTCTTTTAATAAGTTTCCGACTATG